TATAGCTTTGCTCCTTTTAATAACAAGGAGCGAGGCTAAAATAATTTTAGGAGGTATAAAATGGCAGATGTAGTAACATCACAAATTATTAATGATAATATAGGTGCTAAAAGTATTTTAGTAAAACTTACTAATATATCAGATGGTAGTGGAGAAAGTGCAGTAGCAAAAGTAGATGTTTCTGCGTTACTGGCAGACAGCAATGGAGAGGCTTGCTCTAGAGTTGCAATACAAGAAATTTATTATGACATTTTTGGAATGAGAGTTGATTTATTGTGGAATGCATCAACTAATGTTAATTGTATAATATTAGGTGCTAATGGAGCATTAACTTCTCAAGGTCACATAGATGTTAAAGAGTTTGGTGGAATTACAAATAATGCTGGTTCTGGTGTTAATGGTGACTTACTATTAACAACTACAGGACACACTGACGGAGACCACTACACAATTGTTTTAAAATTAAGTAAAACATATTAGGATAAATTATGGCAACTTCTGGAACAAGAACATTTACATTAGCTGTTGACCAAATAATTGAGGAAGCATTCTCAAGGATTGGTGGAGAACCCCAAACAGGGAAGGAAGCACAGCAAGGTAGAACGTCTTTAAATCTTTTACTACAAGAGTGGTTAAACAGAAGTGTTCAACTATGGACAATTACCGAGTCAACACAATCCTTAACTTCAGGAACAGCTAATTATACATTAAATACACACACTGTTGATATTGAAGAGGCAGTAATACAAGTTACCAATTCTGATTCAACTGTAACTGATTTTCAATTAGAAAGAATAAGTCGTGATGACTATTTAAAAATACCTAATAAATCTGACCAATCTAGACCAAGTCAATATTTTTTAGATAAGCAATTAACACCAGTTATATATCTGTATCCAACTCCAGATGACTCTACTCAAGTTTTTAAATACAATGAAAGAAGAAGAATAGAAGATATTACTGCTTCAACAGAAAATATTGATATTCCAGATAGATTTTTACCTTGTGCAATTAGTGGACTTTCTTACTACTTATCTTTAAAAAGACCACAGATTGAAATGCCAAGAAGACAAGAATTAAAAATGCTTTATGAAGAAGAATTTCAAAGAGCAATGCAAGACAACAGGGAAAAAGTAGATTTAATTATAAGACCAGATTTAAGATATAACATATGAAATACGCATCAGGAAAATATGCTAAGGCTATCTCAGATAGAAGCGGTATGGCATTCCCATACAATGAGATGAGAAAAGAATGGAATGGTGCTTTTGTTCATAAGTCTGAATTTGAATCAAAACATCCACAACTGGAGCCTAGAAAACAAAAACCTGATGCACAAGCATTAAGAGACGCAAGTCCACCAAAAAAATTATTACCATCGGAGCAATTAGAAAACGGCTCTGTATCTAGTTTAATGGCAAGTCTGGGAGTAAGCAACTCTGACGTAAAAGTAACAGGAACTTTTACTTCAGCTAATGCTACACCATTAATAACAGCCTTGACATTAACGACAAACTTAGGTACAGAATCTATAAGTGTCTGATAAAGTAAATATATTCGTAGGAACACCTTGCTACGGTAGTATGTTGACTGAAGAGTATTTTCACAGCATACTAGAATTACAAAATTTTTGTAGAAGAGAAGAAATCGGACTTAATATACAAACTTTAGGTCAAGAGTCTTTAGTAACTAGAGCTAGAAATACTTTAGTAGCTAATTTTTTAGACAATAAAGAAGCAACCCATTTATTATTTATAGATGCTGATATTGGATTTGAGGCAGAGTCTTTAAAGAGACATTTAGAGTTTGATAAAGAGGTAACTTGTTCTCCTTACCCTATGAAATTAATAAGTTGGGATTTAATACCAAAACTTATAGAAGAAAAAAAAGATTATAGAAATTTATGTCATCCTTATGTTTTAAATTTTGCAGATAAAGAAAATATAGAAATAACAAAAGGATTTGCAGAAATTTTAGACGCAGCTACTGGATTTATGCTTATCAAACGCTCTTGCTTAGAAAAGATGAAACAAGAGTATCCTGATTTGTATTATAAATCGGACCAAATTATTAACGGAAAAGAATATGATTCAGAAAATACGTATTTATTTTTTGATACTATGAAAGATGAAAATGAAAGATACTTATCAGAAGATTACGCTTTCTCAAGAAGATGGCAAAAAATTGGTGGGAAAATTTATGCCGACATCGGTTCAAAACTCACGCACTTCGGTTCTCACAAATACACAGGAGAACTCTGGAAACACTTCAACTTCCCAAAAAAGTAAAAATGTAGTAATCCCAATACAGGGTTTAGAATTTAAAATCACGAAAGGTTAGTATGGCAGACGCAGTAGTAAAACCAATTAAAATGACATATGTAGTAAATCCAACAAAAGGATTTATTAGAAAACCTAAAGAAGAAGAATTAAAAAAATACGAAGAAAGATTAAAAAAACTAGGTAGAGATAAATAATGGCAAATGATGCATCAATAACACTTACAGCAACACTATTACCAGATGAAATAGCTAAAACTATTAGCGGTTCTATGACAGTTACCCCTGATGATGTTAACGATAAATGGTATTATAAATTAACTGCCGTTACCACAACAAGTGCAGATTTAATAGCAGGTAGTTTTTTAGACTATACTGCAGTTGACCAAGATACTGCACCTACAGCAGTTGCTACAGGAGATAAGATAAAATTTCTATTTATAAAAAATCAAAGCACTGCAGATGGCATTATGTTATCAATAGATGCAGGAACAGCAGTCAATAGTTTAGTTGATGGTATATTTATAGGACCAGGTCAATCGTGGTTTGCAAGATTACCAAATGTAACAGTTGCAGACTTACACGCAATTTCTTCAGACATTGGAGATGTAGGTGACGCAACTGCAAATTGTATAGTTGCAGCTTTAATAGATGATGTTGGTTAGGAGATAAAATATGGCAACAATGACTTTTTCTACTTTAACTCAAGATTTAAAAGATTGGATGGAAAACGATGGAACTGAATTTTCAAACGAAACATCTAATTTTATATCTTTAGCAGAACACAGAATTGCAAGAGATGTAGACCCTTACGCATTTCATGAATCTGCAAATTCTACTTTTAATACTGGTGACAGATTTGTAAGTAAGCCAGTTGATGCTAGAGTTATATTTCATTTTTTATATTTAGATTCAAGCGGCAACAGAACATTTTTAGAAGAAAGAACTGATGAATTTATATACGATTATTCACCAAATACTTCTAACACTGGAACACCAAAGTATTGGGCAAATTATTCTGATACAGCAATATTAGTAGGTCCGACACCTAATGCAGATTTAACAGTAGAAATGACTTACTCAAGAAGATTAGCAGAACTATCTAGTAACAATGCAACTAATTGGTTAACAGAAAATGCACAAGATTTATTATTATATGGGTGTCTTATGGAAGCTGCCACATTTACAAAAAATAGAGAAGACTATGCTGTTTACACAACAAGATATCAAGCTGCAGTTGAGTCTGTTAACAACCAAGCTAGAAGAAGAAGAAGAGATGACTTTACAGCTCCCGCAAACGTAATGGGAGAAAATTATTTAAAAGCCAACACACAATAAGGAGATAACACATGGCAATAACACAAACTTTAACAAACGCATTTAAACAAGATTGTTTAGATGGAACACAAAACTTAGGAAATGGTGGAGATACATTAAAAATAGCTTTGTACACATCAAGTGCAACACTAAATAAAGACACAACAGTCTATATCACTACTAACGAAGTTTCTGGAACGGGTTACACAGCTGGTGGTGCTACACTATCAAGTCAAGCGGTTTCATTAGATGGAACTAATAATGTTGCTTTTTTTGATGCGGCAGACCCAAGTTTTACATCAGCAACAATTACTGCAAGAGGTGCCTTAATATACAATAATAGCAAATCAAACGCAGCGATAGCAGTATTAGATTTTGGTTCTGATTTTTCATCATCTAATGGAACTTTTCAAGTGCAATTTCCATCTGCTGCTCACAATACAGCTTTAATTAGGATTAGTTAATGGCTTCTGGAACTGCAGGATGGAACGCTGCTGCTTATGGTGATGATGGATGGAATGACGGCATTTTATTACCAGAAACTGGCATTGCAGCAACACTAGCAGTGGGAGCTGAAGTAGTATTTGGTAGTGCACTTGTAAATCAAGTTGGATACGATACTTTTCGTATAAGTTTAGCAGATTTATCTGCCAATATAAACGGCACAGCTTTAATTAACACAGCAACTGGTAGTTCAATTGCAAGCTCAATAGGAACGGCTAAATTATGGTCATTAATAAATACAACTTCTGGAGGAACGGAAACATGGACAGTGGGGACAGCAAATTAAATGTCTAATTTTACACAATTAGGTTTTGTAAAACAAACCGATGGAGAAAATATAGGAACGTGGGGTGACGTTTTAAACGATTCACTTATTGATTTACTCGATGATGCTATTGGTGGATACGTAGAAGTTAGCGTTGCATCTGGTAATGTTACATTAGCTTTTGCTGATGGCACTGCAGATAACAATGGTAGACACGCAGTTATTAAATTTACAGGCTCACCTGGCACAACAAGAACAGTAACTTTTCCAAATAAACAAAAAACATATTATATAAACAATGGCTCAGATGGCTCTGTAATTTGTACAGCTGGCTCTGGTGGAGCGACAGTTACAGTATTATCTGGTAATAAAGATATTATTTACGTTGATGGCAGTGATGAAATACACAGTGTCCTAACAAGAACAAGTGTTGTTTTAGGTACAAATACTTCTGGTAATATTTTAGTTGCTGATGGTAATCAATTTAATTCAAAAGCTGTAGGTGACTTATCAGCGATATCCACTATTGCAAGTGGAGATACTTTATTAGCAGTGGATGCCTCTGGCGGAGGTTTAAAAAAAGTTGCAAGAAGTGTTCTTGTGGCAGGATTAGCTACATCTAGTGCATTAAATAATGTTTCAGAAGATGATACTCCACAACTAGGTGGTAATCTAGATATGAATGGTAATGATATTATTACTACTTCTAATGCAACTATTGACCTAGCACCTAATGGTACAGGAACAGTTGTTGTGCGAGGTAATACAAATTCTGGAGCAATAGTATTTAATTGTGAATCTAACTCACATGGACAAACTGTTATTGCACAACCTCATTCAGCAGGTGTTACGAATACCATGCTATTACCTGCAGGTGCTAGTTCAACATTAGTATCTCTTGTATCAACTGATACATTAACAAACAAAACTTTAACATCCCCTAAAATTAATGAGGATGTAGCAGTAACTTCAACAGCTACAGAGTTAAATTTATTAGACGGAATTACAGCAGGTACAGTATCTGCTTCTTTGGCAGTTATTGCAGATTCTAATAAAGATATATCAGGATTTAGAAATATTACTCTTAGTGGAGAACTAGATGCAGGTTCATTAGATGTTTCTGGTGACGCAGATATTGATGGTACATTAGAAGCAGATGCCATGACTTTAAATGGTACTGCAATTACAGCAACAGCAACTTTAGATACAGGTATATCAAATAATAATGTACCTAAGTTTACAAGTGGTGTAGCTGATGATGACTTTTTAAGGGTTAATGGCACAGCTATAGAAGGTAGAAGTGCAAGTGAAGTTTTATCAGATATAGGTGCATCTGCTGTTGCAGGCAGTTCAAGTATAGTTACTACTGGAGCATTAAACTCTGGTTCTATAACTTCAGGATTTGGTACTATAGATACAGGGTCATCAACGATAACAACTACAGGATTAATTAGTGGTGGTTCATTAGACATTGATAATGTTTTAATTAATGGAACAACTATAGGACATACTGATGATACTGATTTAATAACTGTAGCAGATGGGTTAGTAACAGTAGCAGGTGAAGTTCAAATGACAACCCTAGATATAGGTGGTACAAATGTTACATCAACAGCAGCAGAATTAAATTATTCAGACTTAGCTACATTAGGAACAACAGCAGCTTCTAAAGTTTATACAGCAGATGCTAATGGATTAACAAAAATATCTGGAGCAGCACTTTATACAGAAGATACATTAACAGATGGCTCAACTGTTGCTTGGGATGTTATTGCATCTCCAGTAGCTAAATTAACAATGGCAGGTAATAGAACTTTATCTGCTCCAAGTGGCACTACACCTGCAGCAGGACAGTTTGTATCTTTACTATTAATACAAGATGGTACAGGTTCAAGAACAATTACATGGAACGCAGTCTATGAATTTACAGGTGACGTAGCACCCACATTAACAACAACAGCTAGCAAAGGGGATTTATTTGTATTTAGATACAATGGTTCTAAATGGTTAGAAGTTGGTAGAAATTTAAATTTAACTTTATCATAGGAGTAATATGTTTGCACAAGTAGTATCAGGAAGTATAACAAGTTTTCCAAAAGGAAACAAAGGAATACAAATAGGGGATAATTTATATCCAAAAGCTATTTTTAGTTTATGGACAGAAGCAGAAAGAAATGCCATTGGTATTTATACTGTAGAGATAGACGAAACAAATAGAAAAGACGAAACATTTTATATCAATACAGATATCACTTATGCTTTCGGTAGTGGTAAAGTAACAGGCAGTTATGGAACAGCGACTGCTAAAGCTATTGCAGATTCTTTATATACATCACAAGATAATACAGATGGATTAATACCTGAAGGTAAATCTGTAGGTGATGTAAAACAATCAGGTTTAAAAACTAAATATAAAAATCAATTCAACGCACAAGCAGCAGGACTATTAGCTAAGACTGATTGGTATGTAATCAAAGCAGCAGATGTTTCTGATTATTCTGTACCAAGTAATATTGCAACTTATAGAGCAGGAGTTAGAACTAAAGTTAATGCTATGGAAACAGCTATAGATGGTTGTGCCAATGTAGAAGCACTAATAACTCTACTTTCATATACTACAAATGATGCAGGAGTATCATCAAGACCTTTAGGTGAGTTTCCAGACGAGGTAGTATAATGGTTGGTATCTTAGGTGCTAATTCAGTTAGTGGTGGATATGAAATAGATAACTCTCTTAGATTTAATGATGCGGATAGTGCAGAACTAACAAGAACACCAAGTAGTGAAGGTGAACTAAAAAAACATACAATTTCTATGTGGTTTAAAAGATGCACTTCAGGAACTAATCACGCATTATTTTCAGCAGGAGTAGATGGTGGTGTAGTTTATTCAATTCGATTTATAAGTGATGCTTTATATTTAAGCCAAAGTAGTAATTTTGTGAAAGCTACTAATAGATTATTTCGTGACCCAAGTGCTTGGTATCATATAGTAATAGCAGCAGATTCAACACTTTCAACTCAAAATGATAGAATTAAAATATATGTTAATGGTGTATTAGAAACAAGTTTTTCAGAAAATACATTTGGTGGTGGACAAAATTTAGACTTTGAAGTTAATGATGATGTTCTTCACGCAGTAGGTTACGATACTATAAATAACTCTTTACCATTTGATGGTTATATTTCTGAATTTCATTTAATAGATGGTACACAGAAAGCAGCATCAGACTTCGGTGAGTTTAATGATAATGGTGTATGGATACCAAAAAGATACTCAGGAAGTTATGGTACTAACGGAGTTTATTTAGAATTTAAACAAACAGGTACAGGCACAAACGCAAGTGGTATGGGTGCTGATACTTCAGGTAATACTCATCATTATGCACCTGTTAATCTTGCAGCAACAGATGTAACTACAGATACACCTACTAATAATTTTGCTACTATGAACCCTTTACTCACAAATGATGGTTCAACACACTCTGAGGGTAATACAAAACTTACTACACCTACGGGTCCAGGAATTTCAGGTCCAACTATTGCTATGACAAAAGGTAAATGGTATGCAGAATTTATTTGTACTGCAAAAGGGTCTGTGAATATGAATGTTGGTATAGTCAAAGCTGAAAGTTTTGATGGAAATAATCAAATGGACGAAGGCGATAATGTGGGATATATGTATCAAAATAATGGCAATATTTTTCATGGCGGTGCAGATGAATCTTATGGTGCTAGTTGGGCAGTTGACGATATCATAGGTATTGCTTTTAATGCTGATAATTTAAATGTTGAGTTCTTTAAAAATGGAGCTGGGCAAGGTAATTATACTAGGATTGCAAGTGAAAACACAGGGGGAGATTGGTTCATGTGTGTGGGTGAAGGTCAAGGTGATGCTACAGCTACTTTTGTTTGTAACTTTGGTAACCCAGCATATACTAACAGTTCTTCGGCATCAGATGGTAAATACGGTGACTTTGAATATGCACCACC